TGGCAATGCTTTGCAGGAGCTTCTGGTAGCTCCCGATATTGTCCCTGGAGATGTTGTGAGCTACCAGACTTGCAAGGAAATCTATCTTTATCATCCATTAGGGGCTCGTATAACTGAAGGACCAGTTAGCCTCGCAATGTCCCAGAAGCGGGAAGTTAAAGTCCCGGATAGTCCTGGTGAACTTTGCGTGGATGCTTTTAATGACGAATGGAAGGCTATTGGGGGTGATTTTCTTGTTCATAATCTACTTACTCTTAGTCGCATTTATGGCGTGGCTAGTGTTGCCCTTCTAGTAGATGGAATGAAGAGCAATGACCCGATTAACTATTGGGATTTGCCTGATCTTAATGTTAGTTTCAATGTTCTCGATCCTCTTAACACTGCTGGAAGCTTGGTTCTAAATCAAAACCCTAATGCGATAGATTTTTTGAAATACACACAGATTGCTATCAGTGGAATTGCCTATCACCCTTCACGTACAGTGACGGTGACAAATGAAAAGCCTATCTATTTGGGATATACTACTTCTGCATTCGGGTTTGTTGGTCGTAGTGCTTATCAGCGCGCTTTCTTTCCTCTTAAATCATACATAAAATCCCTAATTGCGGATGATTTGGTCGAAACTAAGGTCGGCGTTCTCGTCGCGAAGACGAAACAACCCGGTAATTTCGTCGATAATATCATGGCTTGGGCGATGGCATTCAAGCGCGCCATCGTAAAAGAGGCAGAAACCGGTAATGTAATCAATATTACACCTGATGAAGATATTGAATCATTGAATATGCAGAATTTGGAAGGTCCACACGTTCTTGCTCGCAGAAATATCTTAGAGAATATTGCAAATGCGGTTGATATGCCCGTAAAACTCCTCACCCAGGAGTCCTTCGCCGAGGGGTTTGGGGAAGGTTCGGAGGATGCGAAGGCGGTGGCGCGCTATATGGATCGCTTGCGGGAAACCATGGATCCGGTGTACCGATTTCTCGATCGTATAGTCATGCATCGTGCTTGGACTCCAGCCTTCTTTAATAGCCTAAAGAGGAGATTTCCTGAAAAATATGGTGAAATGACATACCGAGAAGCATTTTATGATTGGACAAATAGTTTTTCAGCCCTTTGGCCATCGTATTTAAGAGAACCAGATCATGATCAAATTAAGGTTGATGACACAAAAATGAAAGCTGCGATCTCAGTTTATCAGATTTTGGAGTTTTCGTTCGATCCTGAGAATAAAGCACGGTTAATTCAGTGGATTTGTGACTCTATTACGAACAACAAGCTCTTGTATTCTAGTCCATTAGCCCTTGATTATGATAAATTGGTGAAACAATTGAAAAAAGATCAAAAAATGAAAGAGGATACACAGAAAATGGGCCAGGAGCCAGATGATCCTCGGCCTGAAATTCCTAAAGTTAAGATGGCAAGAGCAGATTCTGTAGTAAAGCTGATCGAGCACGTCAAAAATGCCTCTCAGTAGTGAAATTGCAAAATCCTTGACTTATTTACGAAGGAAATACAAGGTTTCTGAACGGGATTTGGTTGCTTTGGCGAAAAAGCTGTCAAATGTCGAAGAACCGGAAGAAAGTTGGGAAGAAATCACCCAAAATTACCTAAGACAGAGAAAAAATAGAAAAAGGTAAGAAATTTGTCTTCACTAAACCGGCGTGGTAAAGTTTTAATGCCCCCAATGGAAAGAAGTTACCAGCGTCTGGGGTAAAGCAACCTGAAATCCTCACAAAATGGGAGTTATAGTATGGCTGTTCTAGCATACATCATTCCAGTTACTGGTGGACCAGTCGATCCGGGGTTCGGCGTACCTGGATGGCCTGCACATCCGATAGCTCCGGGTGGTCCTCCTCCGGGAGTGTGGCCAGGACCCGGGTACCCTGCACATCCGATCGCGCCGGGTGGTCCTCCTCCGGTGGTTTGGCCTGGGCCGGGAGTGCCTACGCATCCAATCGTGATCCCTCCGGACGCGATTGCGCCGGGTGTGCCAACCCACCCGATCTATATCCCGGTGTATCCAATGCATCCGATCGTAATTCCTCCTGGATGGCTGGGAGGTGGAAAGCCCACGCACCCGATTGTTTTGCCGCCACCTGAGATTTGGCCGTCACCGGGTCATCCAGCGCACCCGATTGCTCCGGGTGGAGGTCCTGCTCACCCAATCGTCATTCCTCCCGATGCGGTTGAGCCTGGGGTGCCTAGTCATCCAATCGTGATCCCGCCGCCTCCACTTGGCATTTGGGGTGGATCCAACGAACCATTCCCGACACCACCGATCTTTTTGCCACCTGATTCCCCCGACAGGCAGAAGCTGATCGAGTGGCATATTGGTTGGAGTGAGAATACCGGTTGGGTCGTGGTCGGCACGCCGAACGTACCAGCTCCGGCACCGTCGAAAAGAGGCGGGTAATTTTGCCCACAGTGACGACCGTTCCCGTCTCACTGTGGTAAACTCGAAGGGTCACGGACCGGCATCCGTGACCCCTTTTCCCCGGAGGTCAAAATGCCATTGACTGCAAAGGGTGAAAAAATTATGGCCGGAATGAAGAAGCAGTATGGGGAAAAAAGAGGGGAAGAAGTCTTTTATGCTAGTAAGAATGCTGGAAAGATAACTGGCGTGGATAGTGACGAACGTAGTGACGATAATCAACATATGGGATTCACCACTGGTTTTGCGGAACCTATTAAGAAATTAATTACAGGAGTAGACGGACTTACAACAAGAATGGATGCTTTTGAGCAGCGCAGGGCGATGCAAAAGCCTAAGAAGGTTAAACCTCGTACAAAAGATAATATGCAGCCGAGTATGCCGCATCCTAAGGAGCCGGGTGGTGGATGACGACTGCTGCGGGAATTCTCTTTAAGTCACCTAATGGAAATGTTTTATTCTGTCGTCGCACGGATGGATTGGGGTGGGCCTTTCCTGGTGGTGTGCAGAAACCACATGAAACAATTGAATCTTGTGCTGTCCGTGAATGTTTAGAGGAAACAGGATATCTGACCGGTCATGCTGGAAAATTACTTACCCGTCGAGTTAGAGATGATGTTGATTTTACTACTTTTCTTTATGACACTGATGATGAATTTGTTCCTAAACTAAATCACGAGCATGATGCTTATGTCTGGTTAAATCCCGATTATGCTCATAGTTTGAATTTACATCCAGGTACTCATATAGCTTTGCGCAAGATGAAGGGGATGAATGAGTTAGAACTGGCCGAGGCTATTCGTGATCAAGAACTTGTTTCTCCACAGTACATTGAAAGTATAATGCTAGTTGATATGAGAATCAGTGGTACTGGTTTCTCATATCGCCCGAAACTCAACGAGTGGGTCTTCCGCCGTGACACCATTTATCTTAACCCTGAATTTCTACGTCGATGCAGTGGAATACCAATTATTCTTGAACACCCAAGCACTCAAATTCTTAACTCAGACGAGTTTTCTAAACGAGTGGTGGGAACTATGTTTCTACCCTATGTTAAGGGAGATGAAGTCTGGGGAGTTGCTAAGGTTTACGACAGAAAGGCTCAGATAGCAGTTAACGATTTTGAATTATCTACTTCTCCGAGCGTGGTATTTAGAGACACAAAAGTCAATTATAGTATTGAAATGGAGGATGGAAGTAACCTCCTTGTTGAAGGCAATCCAAGTTTTGTGGACCATCTGGCCATTTGCGAAAAAGGTGTTTGGGACAAGGGCGGCGATGCTAGTGGTATACGAATTGACTCAGAAGCTGCTGGAGAGCCGCGGGAAAAGGTTGTGACCGCCAAACCAGATAAAGGTGGCATACTACCAGAACCAGCACTTCCAGTTAATGGTAGTAGTGAACCGCCTGCTCCGCCGATGCAAGGTATTCCACCCGGTGTGGTAGGATTGGCCGATAATATGAGCAGGTTTGCCGAAAGGTTAGATAAATTCATGACTAGGCGGGACCTAATGGTCCGCTAGAACCGCGCGGCGACGCGCAACTTCGCTGCTTACACAGGAGATAAACATGCCGACAGCAGCAGATACTGGAAGCGCCAGCGTGGATTCTATGCTGGCTGATGCCATCGCCAAGATGGATGCTCTCACCAAGCGTATGGATGCTCTTGAGGTTGGTGAGAAAAAGATCATCAAAGGAGACGACGACGATGACGATAAAAAGTCTAAGTCAGACAGTAAAGGAGCGTCGTCTCGGGGCGACGACGACGATGATGACGACAAAAAGGGCGACGCACTTACCGCTCCCAAGACTAAAATCCTTGACGATGAAAAAGGAGCGTCAAAGGATGATGCAGGCTTCCCTCCGTCCAAGGGTATGAAGAAGGACGATGACGGCGAGCTTGAAATCAAGCACGGCAAGGGGAAGGGTGATTCGGTCAAGAAGGCAGATGCTAAAAAGGCCGATGACGACGACGACGATAAGAAGAAGGATGATGCTTTCCCGCCTAAGAAAGCCAAGGACGATGATGATGACGACAAGAAAAAAGATGATGCCGTGAAGGCCGATGCCATGGATGATCTGCGTAAGCAGATTTCCGGTCAGCAGTCAATCATCGAGCGTCTGCAAGCGTTCATGAAACCCAAAACGGATGATGAGCACGTTGCGTTTGCGGATGCTCAGGCGCGCGCAGATGCAGTGTTCTCTGGGTTTGGTGAACGTGCCCCCAGGCCCCTTGAAGGCGAGCAACTCTTTGATTACCGGAAGCGGTTGGCCACGAGGCTGAAAAAGTACTCCAAGACATGGGGTGGAGTAAAGCTCTCCGAACTTCCGGAGTCGGCGTTCAAGATTGCCGAGGATACGGTGTACAATGATGCTATCTCCGCTGCCGCTAATCCTGTGGATTTGAAGGCAGGTGAGTTGCGCATGGTTACGAAGGTTGATCCGACGACCGGGGTGCGTTCGAATGTCTTCTATGGTCAGGAGTCATTCGTTAAAAGCATGGGTCGTCCGGGTCGTAGGGTGCAGTCTTTCCGCACTCTGGGATCTCAGTAACTTTCCCTTATCCTGGGGTCTCAAGTAACCCTCCCCTCACTCTAAGGAAGGAATTCTTCCATGGTTGCAAATATCGCCTTCAATCCCTACGTCCAGACCAATGCGGCCGGGATGTTTACTATCGAGTCCGATGGCCTTATCGTCGGAACAGCCTATCCAGACCCGGCAGCACGCTTCGCACTTTCTGGAGGCTGGCTGGCAACGGCAGAAACTCTTCCGATGTTTGGTGGCATCGCTATTTCGGAGAATGTTCCGCAAGAACGACCACCGGTAACTCGTGCTGATGTTGCCTTGGGAGGCATCATTGCTCGTGCTACCGCTTATGCGAACCTTACCGGGTTCAGCGTTTTTGACCAGAACTATGCGGCGGTGAATACACCACAATCACCTGTTCCTACTGTGGGAAGTGGTGGTTTGGTGAACTTCTATCGCCTTGGTTCTGGCGCGCGTGTTGCACTAGCGATTGATCCAGCCTTGGTTACGTTGGAAGGCGGATTGATTACTGCACAGGTATCCTGGGACTTTTCTGCTCAGAGAATCATAGCGTTTGCTACCACAGCACTCCCTGTAAAGGTCCTGGCAATTAAGGCTACAGGATGTATGCGCCCGATCTACAATGCTGGAACCGGGTTCACAACCTGGAGTTACAACGACGCAGCAGCAGTCTGTCTGCTGTAAGAACTGCAAACCTGAAGGCCGGGGCCAACTCTGGCCTATCCTTAATCATAGGAGTGTGAAACATGGCTAACATCTCCCCGGCAT